GGTGTGCAGGCCCTCGTCAGCCAGAACGAGACGGTGGCGACCGCGCCTGTCAGCGCCACGGCCAGCGGCGTTGCGGCCAACGTCGCCACTAACGTCACGGTCGAAACCACGCCAGTGCAGGCGACTGCCAGCGGCGTTGCGGCCAACGTCGCCACTAACGTCACGGTCGAAACCACGCCAGTGCAGGCGACTGCCAGCGGCGTTGCGGCCAACGTCGCAAGCAACGTCACGGTCGAAACCACGCCGGTTGCTGCCACCGCCAGCGGCGTGCAGGCCAGTGTTCAGCAGGGTTCGGATGTCACGATCAGCACGACCCCCGTCGCGGCCACCGCCAGCGGGGTACAGGCGTCCATCACCTACAACGTCCGGATCGACACGTGGGAGGCGACTGCCTTCGCCTCCGGGGTCGCGGCCAACGTCGCCACCAACATCACGATCCTCGGCAACGTCGCCACGGCGACTGCCAGTGGTGTTTCCTGCGCTGTTGCCCTAAACCCGACAATCAGCGGCTCCCCGGTGGCGGCGACCGCTTCGGGTGTGCAGGCCCTCGTCAGCCAGAACGAGACGGTGGCGACCGCGCCTGTCAGCGCCACGGCCAGCGGCGTGGGGGCGGCTGTCTCCACCAACGTGACGATTTCGACCAGCCCGGTGCAGGCCACGGCCAGCGGCGTGCCGATGCTGGTGAGCACGATCATCCTGACCAGCCCGGTGCAGGCCACGGCCAGCGGTGTGCAGGCGTCGGTGCAGACGATCACTCCGGAGATCGGGACGACCCCCATCGCGGCCACGGCCAGCGGTGTGCGGGCGGCGATTCTGGGCGGCGGGGGTCAGACAGATGGCCTAGCCATCGGGGGCATGAACATCGGGGACCGCCTTGAGGTAGGAGGCGATCTGGTGGTGTGGGACGCGTTGAACAGTCAACTTGAGGTTGCTTGAGACATCGGAAAAGAGAGGCTAAGATGAGCGAAGAATTTGTCCCCAAACGCAGGCCCACGGACCCGATACCGGGCACCAAGGGACCCCAGCGCGGCAGCAACGATGCCTTCACGCAGAAGATGCCGAAGGCACCGGCTCCGACACCCAAGCCAGCCCCCGTTGAGGGGACTCTCGGCAAACGGTGGCGCGAAACCAAAGATTCGATCATTGACTCCACCGTCGATGGTGGTAAGCCCAAGCCCTTCAAGGAGGGTGGTTTGGTGCAGTCACGAGGCTGGGGGAAAGCGCGCAAGCGCGGGTGCTAAATGGCAACGTCTGGGACAACCGCATTCACGCTCTCTTTCACGGACCTTGCGGAAGAGGCGTTCGAACGCGCGGGCACGGAGCTACGCACCGGCTACCACTTGCGCACCGCGCGCCGCAGCATGGCGCTGCTCACGCTGGAGTGGGCCAACCGGGGCATCCACCTGTGGACGGTGGAGGAGGGCGCGATCTCGCTGGTGGCTGGCACGGCGTCGTATGCCCTGCCATCCGACACCATCGATCTGCTGGAAGGAACGCTGCGCACCAACCACGGCGTGCAGGCATCCCAGCACGACGCCACCATCGCGCGCATCGGCTTCAGCATCTACAGCACCATCCCCAACAAGCTGCAGCAGGGTCGTCCCAGCCAGTTCTTCGTGGACCGCAAGCGTGACGCGCCGAGCGTGATCTTCTGGCCGGTGCCGAAGGACAACAGCTTCCGCTTCGTGTACTGGCGCATGCGCCGCATCGAGGACCCGGGTGTGGCCACTTCGACGCCCGACATGCCGCCGCGTTACTTCCCGGCGCTGGTCGCGGGGCTGGCGTACTACGTGGCCATGAAGCTGCCTGACCCGGAAGCGCGCAGCCGCCTCAACGGGCTGCAGGCCGAGTACGAGCGGCAGTTCACCTTGGCCGCGCAAGAGGACAGCCAGCGTGTGCCGTTTCGCATCACACCACGCATCGGGCGGATCGGACGGCCATGACCTACGCCATCGGTCGCAAGGCAGTCGGACTGTGCGATGTCTGCGGGCAACGCTACAAGCTCTTCCGCTTGAAGCCGCTCGTGGTCAAGCGCGTGACGACGGCCACGCTTGCGTGCCCGAGTTGCTGGGTGCCCGACCAGCCGCAGCATTTTGTTGGAGAGCGCCCGGTAGTGGATGTCGAGGCGCTGAAGAATCCGCGTCCGGATAACGTCGATGACAGTCGCGTCATCACGGCTCCGGACAGGCTACGCACTGCCGTGTCGGCAGGCGTCATTGATGTCATCTCACCACTTGGAGGCACGATCACAAATGGCTAAGAAACCCAACCCGTTCGCGGCCAAGGCCGCTGGCAAGGCCCCGCCGTTCGGCGGCAAGGGAATGGCTCCGCCGTTCGGCAAGAAGCCAGCACCCGGGGCCAAGCCGTTCAAGAAGGGCGGCAAAGCTAAAGGCTGCTGATCATGGCGCTCACGTACGCGCAACTTGGCACGGTCATCGAGGAGACGACAGAGAACTCGGAAACGACGTTCGTGTCGAATATCCCCGGCTTTGTTCGACAGGCTGAGCAGCGCATTTACCTCGATGCGCAGATTCCTCCCACGCGCAAGCTGGCGTCGATGGTGTGCAGCGTGGGGAGTCCGTACGTGGCGCTGCCTTCCGGCTTCCTGTCACCGCTGTCGCTTGCCGTTGTGCAGGCGGGCTCGCACACGTTCCTGCTGAACAAGGATGTGTCGTTCATGCGTGAGGCGTACCCCAGCGAGGGGGCGACGGCGGTGCCGCAGTTCTACGCGGTGTTCAACGAAGCGCAGTACATCGTGGCACCGACACCCGACGTGGCCTACGCGCTGGAGGCTCGCTACATGGGCTTCCCGGCGTCCATCGTGGACACGGGCACGTCGTGGCTTGGCAACAACTTTGAGACGGTGCTGCTGTACGGCTCCCTCATCAATGCGTACGTGTTTATGAAAGGCGAAGCGGACGTGCTGAAGATGTACGAAGACCGCTACGTTGAAGCACTTGGGCAATTGAAAGCACTCGGTGCGTCTGTCCAGAAGGATGCGTACCGTTGAGGAGCGTGCCGTGCAGATTCACACGGTTGCTGAAGCACTCGTGGTCGTTTTTTGGATTGTGTTCCTTGTTGCGTTGGTGCTGAAAGTTGTGAAGGACTGCCAGCGTGGAAAGAACAATAACGGAGAGGATGATGGAACAGCCCGATGAGCAGGCCGTGTTCGCGGCCATTCTGGAGAACCAGCGCAACATGGCAATGACCGAGTTGGCGCGTGCAGTCGCACGCATCAACGTGCTGCAGGCGGAAAACGCCAAGCTCAAAGCACAGGTTCCCAAGGACGCCGACGTTGCGGCACGGGAGGCTCCAAGTGTTTGAGCACATCCCTCACGAACTACGCTCCAGCGTGCCGGGGATCGCCGGTAGCGCCTTGGCTTTGTTCTTCATGCGACGACCGCCGTGGACCTTGGCGGGCATTTTTCTTGGCGGCTGCTTGCTCGCTTACTTCGGCACCAAGTGGGTGTCTGTTGTGGCGGGCATGGAGTCGGCGGACGGGCTGGTCGGTTTCCTGCTCGGGCTGTTCGGGATGGCGCTGCTTGCCAAAGTTCACGACACCATTGAAGCAATTGAACCCATCGAAGTGTGGAAGGCGATCAAGGAGTTCCTTCGCAAACGACTGGGATTGGGGGAGGAGCAAAGCAAATGACGCTGCTCACGATGGCCAGCTTCTTCCTTGTCTTCGTCCTGTGTTTGGCGGGGCTGTTCAGCCCGCGCTACCAAGATAACTGGCCGCAGCATCTCGGCCTCATTGGAATGGGGATTACAAGTGTCTCGGCTATTCACCGCGTTTACCACTTGGCTTGGGTTCCCCCGGAAATGGTCCTCTTCTCCGTCGCCGCCGCCCTCTTCGGCTGTGGAACCGCCTACAAGGTTTGGCACCACCGAAAGTCCTACCAGCGTCGGGCACCCGCTAACAAGTCGGTGCCAAGCAAGGCTTCTTGAGGTGAATCCGGACCTCGCTGCCGTGGTACGGCGCGCTGCGGAGATCACGACCGTGCCGTTCATCGTCACGGAGGGTGTGCGCACGCTGGAGCGGCAGCGGGAGTTGGTGAAGATCGGGGCGTCGCGCACGCTGGACTCGCGGCATCTGACAGGGCACGCGGTCGATCTGGCCGCGAAGGTTGGGAGTGAAGTGCGGTGGGACTGGCCGCTGTACTACAAGATCGCGGACGCTATGAAGCTCGCGGCGGGTGAACTTAACGTGCCCCTCACATGGGGCGGCGACTGGAGTACGTTCAAAGATGGTCCTCACTTCGAACTTCCGCGCGGCGGAGAGCACGCATGATTCCGATGCCTCCGTGGCTGCTGGGGCTGGCGACAGAGAAGGTCGCCAAGGTCCTTATCGGCCTCGCCTTTGCGCTCTGCTTCTTCCTCATTGGGATGGGGGCACACAAAGTCTTCGCGGATCGGAAGATCGCGCGGATGGAGCGCGACTACGCGCAGCAGCAGGCGACACTCAACGCTGAACTCGCAAAGGCAGAACAACATGCACGAGAGACAGAAGCTCGCTGGCGGGCTGACAGTGTACGAATGGAAACTGCGTACTTCGCTGCGCTTACTCAGCGCGATGGCATTGTTCGCCAGCTTCATGCTGCTGGTACTGGGCTGCGCAACAAGCTCGCCGCCATTGAGCAGCAAGCCGCCGCAGGTGCCTCCTCCACCTGCGGGGATGTTCACCACCGAGTTGAAGCCCTCGCAGTACTACTCGGAGAAGCTGATAGCTTGGCGGAAGAAAGCGGACGAGCGGCTGACGACCTCCGCGACGAACTCGCCCTCTGCCGCACCTACGCGCGCTCCGTGAGCAAACAGGACTGACATGGCCAGCACCTACTCTTCTTCCCTCCGTCTTGAACTGATCGGCAAGGGCGAGCAGACCGGCACGTGGGATGTGACCACGAACCGGCAGTTCGGCACGCTGCTGGAGCACGCGCTGGCGGGCGTGCTCGCGTGCTCGATGACCGATGCCAACAAGACGCTGACGACCGTCAATGGCTTGACCGACGAGGCGCGCTACGCCGTGCTCAACGTCACCGGCACGCTCACTGCACAGCGGGACATCATCATCCCTGCGGTCAGCAAGACCTACATCGTGCGCAACGCCACCACGGGGGCGCAGTCGATCCGGGTGAAGACAAGCGGCGGTGTGGCAGTCACGATTGCCAACGGCATCGTCACGAGCCTCTTCTGCAACGGCACCGACTGCTACGAGGTCTACAAGCCGACGACGATCACGAGCGGCGATGTCACCACGGCGCTGGGCTTCACGCCGTACAACGCCACCAACCCGTCAAGCTACATCACCGCCACGGCGCTAACGCCGTATGCGCCCATCAACAACCCGACGCTTACCGGCACGGTGACGGTCCCCGAGCCTGCGGGTGCGTCGAACAACCAGACGGCAGCGACCACGGCCTTCGTCGTGGCCAAGATCGCAGCGGCCACGGCGGGCGTGTCCACCTTCAACACGCGCTCGGGCGCGGTGACGCTGACCAGCGGCGATGTCACTGGGGCGCTCACCTTCACGCCTGCCAACATCGCGGGCGCGGCGTTCACGGGTGCGATCAGCACGACCTCCACCATGACGGCCACGGGCCTCGTGTATGGGCGCGGCGCGACCAGCAACAACGGGCTGGGCAAGATCATCGTCCAGCAGGGTGGCTCGCCCCCGGCCATGTCGCAGGGCGACATCTGCTTCATCTACGACTAGATGGAAAGCACCAAGGTCAGCGACGGCACGACACGGACGCCCTCGGGTGTCCATATCCGCGATGCCACGACCACGCGGGACGTGCACTACATCTATGTGCACGACGGCGTTTCGGCCCGTCTCGTCTATATCCGGTATACCGCGATGCAACTGTCCGACTCGGGCGACGTGTCGGGCTCGTGCAGCACCGCCATTGCCACGGACTGTGAGGCCACCACCAGCGGTGTCACGGTGACGGTGACCAACGGGCGTGCGCCGTTCACCTACGCATGGAGCTACGTCAGCGGCGCGACCGCCACGGTGAACTCGCCCACGGCGGCGACGACCACCTTCACGCGCTCGGCTGGTGGCTCTGCCGGTGGCACGCAGTACCAAGGGGTCTACCGCTGCACGGTGACTGACGCCACCGGGCGCACTGCCACCAACGACGTGACGGTCACGACCACGCACACCAGCACGCTGACGAACCTGTCGGCCACCGGCAGCGCGGCATCTGTCTCGGGCACTTGCAACTACGCCACGCCCACGGCCAACTGCGCGGCCACAACGGGCAGCGTGACGATCACGCCTTCAGGCGGCGTCGGCCCCTACACCTACGCGTGGACCAACATCAGCGGCGATACCGCGACGGTCAACTCCGCCACGGCGGCAACGACGACCTTCACGCGCACGGCGAGCGGCACCAACGGCGGGCAGCTTTACTCGGGCGTCTACCGCTGCACGGTGACGGACAGCCAAGCGCGCACGGCCACGGTGAACGTGACGGTCAACACGACGCACACCAACACCTACGTGACGCCCACGGCCAGCGCCTCGGGCAACGCTACAGGCTCGTGCAGCACGAACAACGGCAACGGCTGCACCTCCACCACCAACAGCGTGACGGTCACGCCTGCCAACGGCACGGCTCCGTACAGCTACGCGTGGGCGCGGGTGTTGGGCGATACCTTCACGATCAACTCCGCATCGGCGGCGACCACGACGTTCAGCAAGACGGCGGCGGGCTCCACTACGGGGACGGTCTACAGCGGCACCTACCGTTGCACCGTGACCGACAATATCGGCACCACGTGCACGGCGGACATCACGGTGACGAGCACGCACACCGACAGCTACACGGCGCTCAGCGTCAGCAGGGATGCCGATGCTTCCGGCTCCTGTTCGTACACTAGCGGCAACTGCACGGCGACCACCGGCACGACAACGGTTTCGGTAAGCGGTGGGCTCGCTCCATACACCTACTCGTGGTCGTACTTGAGCGGCACTACGGCAACGGTGAACAGCCCCTCTGCTGCGGCGACGACGTTCTCGCGCACGGCAACCGGCACGCAAACGTTGAGCGGCTGGTATCGCTGCACGGTGACGGACTCCACCAGCCGCACGGCCACGGTCGATGTGTATGTGAGCACGACGCACACCAACAACTATGTGCCGATGACGCCCAGCAAAGACAGCGATGCGTATGGGCTATGCGCACTTTTTTCACCGGGGGCTACGTGCACGGCCACAACAAACAGTGTGACCGTCAGCGTCACTGGCGGCGTGGGTGGCTTCACCTATGCGTGGACGTACGTGAGTGGCGACACCTTCACGGTGCTGTCGCCTTCGGCAGCAACGACGCAGTTCCGAAGAAGCACGGCGAATGGAGTTTTTAATGGCGTGTATCGCTGCACTGTAACGGATTCGACAGCGGCTACAACGTACATCGACGTGAACATCAACACGGAGCATTTGTACGACCCATGACCCTACCAACCTACTTTGGCCTCGGCTTCAGCGCAGACGACGCGCAGCGCGTGCGCCAACTGCTGATCGAAGCTGCGCCGTACTGCGAGCAGTGCGCCCGCATCCTGAAGCTCGTGGACGCGCAACTGGCCACGCTCAACGGTACGCCGCTGCCTCCGGAACCGGGCTCGTGCTCCAACTGCTGACATGCCGCTGACTCCGCTCCAGTTCAAACCCGGCATCAACCGTGAGGTCACTAATTACGTGGCCGAAGGCGGCTGGTACGACTGCGACAAGGTGCGCTTCCAGTATGGACAACCGCAGAAGATCGGCGGCTGGACGCGCATCGGTGCGCCGTTGTACTTGGGTGTCTGCCGCTCGCTTACGAACTGGGTGACGCTCGCAGGCGAGAACCTGCTCGGCTTCGGCACGCATCTGAAGTACTACGTCGAAGTGGGCGAGTCGATGTTCGACATCACGCCCATTCGCGCATCGAGCACGATCAACAGCAACCCGTTCAGCACGACCAACGGCAACCCGGTGGTGCGGGTGACGGATACCGGCCACGGGTGCATCGACGGCGACTTCGTGACGTTCAGCGGCGCGGCTGGCTTCGCCAATCTCGTAGCAGCGGACCTGAACGCGGAGTTTCAGATCACGCTGGTGGACGGCGACAACTACGACATCACGCTCGCGGTAACGCCGAATGCGACAACCACGGGTGGTGGCGCAGCGGTTGTTGCCGCGTACCAAGCCACGACGGGGCTATCGACCTACATCCAAGGCACGGGCTTTGGCGCGGGCAGCTTCGGGCGCGGTGGCTGGGGCTCGGGTTCTTCCATCGCTATCGGCTTTCAGCTACGCCTATGGAACCACGGGCAGTACGGCGAAGACTTGGTGTTTGGTCCGCGTGGTGGTGGCTTGTACTACTGGGATGCGTCCACGGGCACTGGTTCCCGTGGAGTGGCGCTGAGCAGTCTTGGAGGAGCGAGTGATGTCCCGACAGTGCACAACTGTCTACTGGTGTCAGACGTGTCCCGCTTCGTCATGGTGTTCGGCACGAATGCCATTGGCTCCGGTGTTCTTGATCCCATGCTCATCCGCTGGACCGACCAAGAAAGCGCCCCCAACTGGACTCCCGACCCGCTGAACCAAGCGGGCGATCTGCGGCTGTCGTACGGCTCCGAGATCATCGCTGCGCGGCAGTCGAAGCAGGAAGTGCTGGTGTGGACGGACTCGGGGCTCTATTCCGGTCAGTACCTTGGGCCCCCGTACGTGTGGGGCTTCCAGCTTGTTGGGGAGAACCTGTCCGTCTCCGGACCCAACGCGATGGCGGTCGCCAACAACACGACCTACTGGATGGGCGTGGACAAGTTCTACAAGTACGACGGGCGCGTGCACACGATGCCGTGTCCGCTGCTGTCGTACGTCTTCGATGACTTCAATGGCACGCAGCGGTGGCAGGTGTACGCCGGGACTAACGAAGGCTTCAATGAGGTGTGGTGGTTCTACTGCTCCGCCGAGGCAGATCAGAACGACCGCTACGTGATCTACAACTACGTCGAGGACGCGTGGTACTACGGCACGCTGGCGCGCTCCGCGTGGCTCGACACGCCGCTGCGTCCGCACCCGGTGGCCGCAAGCAACGGCTCGCTGGTCTATCAGGAAAGCGGCAACGACGACGGCGAGACGATCAACCAAGCAGCAGCGCCCATCACGGCCTTCATCGAATCGGCGGACTTCGACATCGAGGACGGGCACAACTTCAGCTTCGTCACCAAGGTGCTGCCGGATGTGACCTTCACCGGCTCCGATGCCGCGAATCCCGAGGTAGTCCTCACGCTCACTGCGCGCAATACACCGGGTGCCGCTGACAACACAGGCGGGGACGCCAAGACGATCACGCGCACGCTGTCGGCCCCGGAGCGATTCACGGAGCAGTTGCATGTGCGTCTGCGCGGACGGCACATGCGCATCCGCTGGGAGTCCAGCACGCTGGGCACCAAGTGGCAGGTGGGCAAGCCGCGCATTGACATCCGGAAGGACGGACGGCGGTGAGCGCGCCGCGCCTGCCTGACGCACCCGAGAGCTACAACCTCGGGTACATGTCACGCCTGCTGGCGTCGCTGCGCACGCACTTCACGCAGTTGGAGTCGGTGCGCCACATCAACGTGGCTACGCAGAACTTCTCGCTCGCTACGCTGCCCACGGCGTCCGCAGGCTTGCGCGATGGCGATGTTTGGGTCGATGGCAACATCCTGAAGGTAGCGGGGCTGGCTGGCGGCGGTGGCTCGGTCACCACGACGAACTCGGTCACGTTCAACAACGGCGGCGCAGGCGCGGCAAGTGGCACGTCCTTCAACGGAGCGTCCGCAGTCACGGTGTCGTACAACACGGTCGGCGCTGCTGCGGCTTCGCACACGCACGCGTGGGGTGACATCACCGGCACGCCGACGACGCTCAGCGGCTATGGGCTGACTACCGACTTCAACACGCAGGGCGACGCACGCTGGCTGCTGTTGTCGGGTGGCACGCTAACTGGGAGGTTGGGTGTCAATGCGCAAGCAATTGCCTCGGATGCAATCGCGGTTGTGCAGGGCAATCACGCTGGTGCGTGGGCGCAGACTTGGTACAACAACGACACGGCGAAATACTTGTTCGTTCAGGTCGAAGCGGCGCAGTCGAATTTGGCAGCAAGCCACGCCCTCAACATCTCCACAGGCGGAAATGTTCGGATAGCAATTAGCTCGGGTGGTGTTTCTACCTTCAATCAATATGCTTCGTTTGGATCGGGGCTGCTTAACGTAGGTGTGAACTCCGCCGTCACTACCAGCGGTTGGACGCAGCAGTTGAATCTCGGGGTTGGTGGCGTGGTAGTGATGGACACCGGGGTTGTCGGAACAGGACGCTACGCCGCGTTTGGTGCTACCTCCGATGGCAATTTCTACTTCTTTCGTAGCGAAAAGAACGACGCCACAACTGCTCCGGATTACGCTTTCCGTGTTACCAACACTGGCGACCTCGACGTGTACGGGGCGCTCACTGTCAACAGCGTAGCGGTCCTCACGGCCAATCAGAGCATCACGCTGTCGGGCGACATCAGCGGCACGGGTGCCACGGCGATCACGACAGCCATCGGCGCGAACAAGGTCACCAACGCCATGCTCGCGCAGGTGGCCACGGCGACGTTCAAGGGACGCACCACCGCCGCGACGGGCAACGTCGAGGACTTGACCGTCACGCAAGCGACGGCGATGCTGAACACGTTCACCACGACACTCAAGGGCCTCGCGCCCGCATCGGGTGGTGGCACGACGAACTTCCTGCGCGCCGATGGTACGTGGGCTGCGCCTGCGGGCGGGACGAACATCAGCTACACCGCGAGCACTCGCGCGGTCGCATCGAGCACGGGCACCGGCTTCACGTTCCCGTTGTTCACCAGCACCGAGGCTGGCCTTGCTCCGTTGTCCGGTGGCGGCACGACGAACTTCCTGCGCGCCGATGGCACGTGGGCTGCGCCTTCAGGTGGCAGCTTCCTGCCGCTGACGGGTGGCACGCTGACTGGGCAGTTGTTGATAAGCGGCGTGGCCCACGCCATCAAGTCGAACACCGGCACGCGCGGCGGCGGCAACAACTACTTCACGTTCTACGACAGCACCGGGGAAAAGGGATACCTCGGGTATGGTGCTGCTGACGACAGGTTCTACGTCTGGAACACCACCAACGAAAGAATCACATTCGGGACAAACGGCACCCTTCGGATGACGATTGGAGCAGCCGGGAACGTCGTGCTCGGGGCGGGCACGGCGAGTGCGTGGAACACGGGATACTTTGGAGTTCAGTTCGGCGGTGGCGGTGATGGGCTGATGTCCCCGACTAGCGCAACCGGCAATCTGTGGCTTTATTCGAACTCGTACTACACCAGCACGCCTGACTGGAAGTCAATCGCCACTGCTGCCGGATGGCGAATGATGCTGTCGTCGGCAAACGACGGCTTCTCAATCGGACGCGCGCCGTCTGTTACTGCGGGCTCCACGCAGACGTTTGTCGATTGGCTGGGAATTTCGAGCGCCGGTACGACGACTGCCTATGGGGCTTTTGTCTCTGCGTCTTCGATCACCTGCAACAGTGGGAACATCGTTGCTTCCGCAGGCAGGATGTCCGCGCAGTACAACTCGCAAACAGGCTATTCGTCCTCTGCCTTTGAAGCCTACTCCTCGTCGGGCAACGTGATCATCACGTGGCACGCAGGCGGCTCCTCGGCGGACTACATCAAGCATGTGCGTGGCGCGAACGGGCTGCACGTGTACACGAGCGGCGATGCCTACACGCTGCTGTACGCCAGCGACTTCCAGATTCCCTCGGACATCCGGTTGAAGGATGACGTGCGCGGCTTCGATGATCCGCTGGCTATCGTGCGTGCGTTGCACGGACGCCGCTTCCGCTTGAAGGCACAGAACAAGCAGAGCGTGGGCTTCATCGCGCAGGAGTTCCAAGAAGTGCTGCCGGAACTGGTGAAGGAAGCCGAGGGGCTGCTGTCGATCAACTACGCCCCGCTGACCGCTGTGCACAACGAAGCGATCAAGCAACTTGAAGCGCGCATCGCCGCGCTGGAGATGAGGCACTGATGGCTGTGTCCACTCCTGCCACGATGTCGTCTGTCGTCACCGAGTTCGGGGGCACGGCTCCGCACAGCCTGTCGGAGTATGTGCGCGGCGGCGCGTATGTGACCAACGGTCCTTCGCAGAACGCGAGCATTTCGACCACGGTGTCAGGGCTGAATCTGAGCCAGTTCGCCGGGGCAATAAAGGGGCACACGGTAAGCCTCGCCTACAGCAGCGGCAGTACCTCCTGCTCGTACACTCCCCCGGGACAAACTTCGTGCATCGCCACGGAGACGGTGGCTGCGTCGGTGAGCGGTGGCGTTGGCCCCTTCACCTACGCGTGGACGGAAGTGTCCGACCCGAACGGCAAGTACACCTTCCCCGGCAGCACGACCGCTTCAACGTGCGCGGTGCGCAGCACGGCGGGAGACGGCACATGGACCGCAACGGTTCGCTGTACGGTGACTGATACGGGCAGCGGCAGCTACGCTGTGTCCGCTGACTACAACCTGTCGCACGACCACACAGCCATTTAACAGGGAGTCCTCATGCCCGACCTGACCATTTCATTGACTCCTGCGCAGGCCACGCGCGTGGCAACTGCGCTGGGGCGACGCATGCTGTTGACCGACCCGCCCGTGGTGGAGGGCGATCCGCCGACGCCGCGTGATGCAACGCTTGCTGAAGCGCAAACCTTTCTGCTCAGTATCCTCAAAAGCGTCGTGCGCGAAGAAGAACTGAGTGCAGCGGTGCGCGCGGCCAACATCACCGACCTCTAGGAGCCCACATGGACCTGAACCTCATCCTCTCCAGCGTCTTCGTTGTTGCCTTCATCGGCTTCTTGGTGTGGCGCGCGAAGAAGAAACGCACGAGCACTCCCGGCAACTCCACCGTGTTCGGTGGCAAGAAGCTGCCCGGGGACGAAGACAAGGACGCGTGACATGAGCGGCATCGAAGACCTGATGGCAGGCGTGCGGGAAGGCTTGCAGCTTGGCCAGAAAGCGTTCGCCTCTGGCGGGCAGGTGAAGGGCTACGCACTCGGCGGCGAGATCGACAGTGACTACGGTGGGTACGCAGCCCCCACCGGCAGCGCCACGACGCAGCCGGTGGCGAGCACTGCGCCGGTTGCTTCTGCGCCGTGGGCTCCGACGTGGATCGACGTGGGCGGTGTGTTGATGCCGACTATCCGCAAGGACGACCTCGGGTACTACGAGCAAACGTACAACGACCCGGCCAGTCAGGAGCCGTGGTACGGACCCGAAGAAGCGCGACCTGTTGCCCCTGACCCGTACACCGTGCGCAACTACCAGTTGAATGGCGACGCCTATGGAGCCTTGGCAGGCGACAGCCGCAATGCCTTCAACTCGTGGTCGAACAACTACATGGTCGAAGGCATCGACGACAACAACCTCAACGTGCGCGTCAAGACGGATGACAAGGAAGGCACCAACATCCGCTACGAGCTACGCGACGGCATCTGGACGCCGGTAGCAAACGCGGGCACGCAGGACTGGAACACCAACCGCATGGAGCCGATGGATTGGGTGCGGGCCATTGGCGGCGCGATTGGTGCTCCTGCGCTTGGGTACTTGCTGACAACGGGTGTCGGCGGGGCCTTGGCAGACCTCGGGCTGGAAGCGGGCATGGAAACGGGCCTTGAAGGCTTCGCGGGCTCGGGGCTGGAAGGGGGCGTGGGTGCCATAGAAGGCGCAGCCAATCCATACGCGTTGACCGCAGCAGAACTGGGCGCTCCCGTCGAGACGTATCTCGGCACGGGAGTAGTTGCTGGTGAAGGCGGAGCCGCCACGTTGGGCTCGACGGCTGCGTCACTCGCGGGGCAGTACCCGTCGTACATCGTGGATGCTGTGAACACAGCGGTGAACACGGGGCAGTCGCTGGAGTCGGTGCTGTTGGCGAACGGCATCTCGCTCGACCCGGCACAGTGGACGCTTCCTTCATCGCAGTACGTGCCCGAGACAGAGCCATACGCGCCGGGAGAGAACCCGACGCCGCTCAACAACCCGAACGGAGCGCTGCCTACGAACCCAGTACCCAGCCTCCTTGAGCGCGCAGGGCAGTGGGTTCTCAACAACCCCGGCGCGGCGCTGACGACAGCGGGCATCGTGGGCAGCGCGCTTGAGAACCCCGACGACCCGACTGGCGGTGGCGGTGGCGCGAGCGGGGGCTTCAATCAGCCCATCACGGCGCAGTCGTTGACGCGCTCGTACACCCCAGCGCCCGCAGGCTACCGCCCCGGCTTTTCACCCGAGCACCAGTACGTGAACTACCAGATCGGCTCCGCACCGGGCAGCACGCCGGTCGCGCCGAACCCAACGGCCCCGCCGCTGCCGCCCTACACGGGCCCCGCGATGATTGACCCCGAGACGGCGTTCGCGCCCCCCGGCTTCGCCGCAGGCGGCATCGCGGCGCTGCGGACAGGAGGGGGTGGCCACGTCAAAGGCCCGGGGGATGGCATGTCCGACAGCATCCCTGCTACGATTGAAGGGCAGCAGCCAGCCGCCCTCGGCAACGATGAGTTTGTAGTCCCAGCCGATGTCGTGAGCGACCTCGGTAACGGGTCTTCCGAAGCGGGCGCGCAGGTGCTGTACGCCATGATGGATCGCATCCGTCAAGCGCGCCACGGAACCACTGAGCAACCTCCGGAGATCGATCCGGGGAAGTTCCTTCCAGCATAAGGGCGCGTCATGGCTGATACCGTCACTACCACCACCAACAGCAACTCGATTCCGGAGTGGGCCGCGCCTGCCATGACCCAAGTGCTGGGTCAGGCGATGCCGCTCGCACAGCAGTCGTACCAGCCCTACGGCGGGCAGCGGCTGGAGGACTTCAACGGGATGCAGCAGCAGTCGTTCAACGCTGCTGCAAACATGCAAACCCCGGGGCAGATTGGACAAGGCACCAACCTCGCCAATCAAGCGGGCATCGCGGGGCTCAACGCCGGTAGCGCCAAGTGGACCGACCCCGGCGTGGCGTCGAGCTACATGTCGCCGTACGCGCAGAACGTCTCCAACGTGCAGAACCAAGAGTTGCTGCGGCAGGCGGAGATGCAACGCAACAACAACCAAGCACGTGCGGTGCAGGCTGGTGCGTACGGTGGCTCGCGTCACGGCTTCGTGGACTCCGAGATGTATCGGAACACGCAGCAGCAGATGAACAACAACACGCAGACCGGACTGCAGAACGCCTACAGCGCGGGCATGGGGCAGTTCAACGCGGATCAGGGGCGCGGCATTCAGGGACTTGGCGTGGCGAACCAGTCAGCGGCGACGTTGGGTGGTCTGGGCTCGCAGCAACTGAACGCGAACGTGGGCATCGCCTCGTTGCAGAACCAGTTCGGTGGGCAGCAGCAGGCGCTCGGTCAACAGGGCCGCGACATCGACTACCAGAACTTCCAGCAGCAACTGCAGTGGCCGTACCAGCAGACCAACTTCCTCAACGGCATCCTGCGCGGCTACGACACGAGCCAAACGAGTTCCACTGCCAATGTGGACACCGAGGACCCGTCGCGCTGGTCGCAGATTTTCGGCGCAGGGCTCGGTGCCTACAGCCTCGGCAAAACCTTCAAGTGGTGGTAAGCGATGATCCCTCAAGGCACGCAACAACCGATGCAGCAACCGATGCAGCCGCAGATGCCGCAGCAGGGCATCGCTCCGCCGCAAGACTGGTCCAAGGTGCCGCCTGACCAACTGATGCAGATGGCGAGCGATCCGCAGAACGCCATCATTCAGTTGGCGGCACTGGGTGAGGTACAGAAGCGCAAGAACGAACAACTGCAGTCGCAAGCGCAGCGGGCCAAGGGCCAGCCGCAGCAGACCGTTGCACAGCAGGTGCTGCAAGGCATGCCGCCCCCGCAGGCACCGCAGGCACCGCCGAACGCGCTCGACGTGGCCAACCCCACGATGATGGCGCAGGGCATCCCGCAGTTGCCCACCGGGCAAGCAATCCCGCAGCAGTACGCGGGCGGCGGCATCGTGGCGTTCAGCGGCGGATCGCCGGGAGAATTTTTGCCCGGTAGCGCGCGGCCTATAAGCCAGTTCTACGGCACGAAGGACAACACCCCGGAGCGCACGCGCTGGTCTGACTACCTCGATGAGATTTCGCGTGGTGCCGCGCCAGTTCTCGCAGCGGGCGCTGACGTGGCGACAATGATCCCGCGTGGGCTGATGGGCGCAGGCAACGCCGTCATCGGCGGAGTCCGCGCGCTGGGTGGAGACGTGCCCTACATGGCGGACATCCTTGCGCCGGAAGGCAGTAGCTGGGACTCAGCCACGCCGTTCTACGACCGCTACGTGCGCGGGCAACAACATGCTGGGGCCGCATCCGCGAACGGCACGCCGTGGTCCCCTCCGCAATCGCAGGCGCTTCCGACCAGTCAAGGCAACTACGAGCCAAAGAAGCGTGACGTGAACGCAGGTGCAGGCATCGCATCGCTACAGCGTGGTGCGGGTGGCGCAGGTTCGCCGCGTTCGGCGCTTTCCGAATGGATCGACCCGCGTGCTGGTGCGCCCGAGTATCAGACCGAGGAACAGCGCGCGGCGGTCATCGAAGCGACGTATCAGCGCATCAAGAAGGAGCGCGGCCCTGACGCAGCGGAGGAGTTCCTGAAGGAGATCAAGGCCGAGCGCGAGGGGCTGTCGCAGAAGTATGCCGACAACCAGAACCGGGCCCTGCTGCGCACGGGCTTGGCAATAATGGGCGGCAAGTCCAAGTACGCGGCGCAAAATATCGGCGCGGGCGGCATCGCGGGCCTCGATGCTTTCGAAGCTGGCGAGACAAAGCTCGATGCACTGGGACGCGAACTGCGTCGTCAGGAGATGGAAGGACGGCTCGGCGTGCAGAACCGCGACATCCAAGCGCGCAGCGAAGCCCGCACGCAGGGCAACGAAGAAGTCAACCGCATGGATCGTGGTCGCGCCGAGCACATCGCCACAATCGGCGCGTGGAACAACTTCCGGCAGGAGTCGGACAAGCTCGGCATCGAGAACCGCAAGGTCGATGCGATGTTCGCCAATGTCAACGCCGAGTACGCCAAGATCAGGGCGATTCAAGCGGCCAACAAGGACGACAAGATTCTGGCCGTCATGGACAAGGCGTTCGAAGGTGCATCGAAGAGCGTCGTGGATCGCTTCAAGGACAACCCGCAGGCGATGCGTCGCTTCGCGGACGATCCGAGGGCATTCATGGCGCTGGTGCTGCCAGAGTACGAAGCGCGTGTCCAAGCCACGCTGGAGATGTTCAACGAAGCGCGCGGCGACATTCGTGGCGGTGGTGGACCCGCGCCCCGTCTGCAGTGGCCCGGTGCGGGCCAGTCCTTCCCCACTAGCCGAGCCCCCCGCTAATGGCCTACTCCCTTGAGCTTCCGAATGGCTCCGTAGTCGAAGGCATCCCCGACGATGTGCCGCGCTTTCAGGCGCTGGCGCGCTTGAGGAGCGAGTACCCGCAGGCGTTCGCGCAGCGCCAGCGGCGGAGCATGGACGACATCCTGAACGCCGCGTACGCGGGCTACACGCCGCCTCCGCCGCCAGCGCCGCCCAAGCGCACGGGTGTGGCCGCATCGTTCGGCAAGGGCGTGGAGACGGCGCTGTCGGGGCTGCAGACGCTGGGCGAGTCAGTGGTCGGGGATTCGAAGACCGCAGCCGAGGCGGGGATCGAACGCAGTCGGAAGATCGGGGAGAAGTACGCCTCCGAAGGCGATCTGGAGAAGATCAAGGAGGTGTACGAGAAGGAGGGCGTGGGGGCCGCAGCGCGCGAAGTCATGCGCCAGTTCCCGCACGTGCTTGCCGAGAACATCCCGCAGATTCTGGCGTCCATCGTCGGTGGCGTGGCGGGCACCGCTGCGGCGGGTCCCGTGGGTGGCATGGTAGGCGCGGGCATGGTGTCGGGCGCGATGCAGGCGGGCTCCAACTTGGAGCGGCAGGTGGAAGCACAGGCCGAGCGCGGCGAAGCAGTTGACCCCAGCCTGATGAAAGCCGCAGGCGCGGGCGCTGTGCAGGCAGGGCTCGACGTGTTCGCGTTGGGCAAGCTCGGCCTTGGGCGCTTCGTCGGCATGGCCCCCAAGGTGGCCGAGAAGGAGTTGTTGGCAACAGCGCAGCGTAGCCTCGGAGCTACGGTGGGCCGAGGCATGGTGGCGGGTGGGACGGAGATTCCCACGGAGATCGCCCAGCAGGTGATCGAGCGGGCGCAGGCGGGCCTGCCGCTGGCCAGCGAGGATGCGTGGAAGGAGTACCAGCAGGCGGGCTACGCCGCTGCGTTGCTCGGCCCATCCATCGGTGGCGCGATGTCGCCGCTGAACCGCGCGAGCGCGCGGGATGAGGTGGAGGCCAACGAGCGCCAGAAGAACGAAGAAGAGACGGCCAAGCAGTTGGAGGCCGAGGCGGCGCGCAAGGCGGACCCGGCGTACGCAGGCAGCATGGAGGGCCTGATCGAGCAGCACAAGGCGCTCAAGGCCCAGCAGACGGCGCTGCGCCAGCAACAGCGCGGGCTCAACCCGAAGGACCCCATCGACGCCGAGCGCATCGCAGACTTGCAGGGTCAGCACAAGGCGATCACGGAGCAGATCAAGACGCTGGGCGAGCGCATGCGGGTGGCGAAGCTGACGCCCGAGCAGTACATGCTGGAGCAAGCCACGGCGGCTCCGTTCGCCAAGGTGTCCCCCACGCCGGAAGAGTTGGACAAGCGCACCTACCAAGGCGCGTCGCCTGTTGAAGCGATGCCCGAGCCAAAGCGCAGGCAGAAAGCTGCGCAGCCGGTAGCGCCCGAGATGTTCGCGCCGGGTGTGGAGATACCACCGCCGCGCAATGGCGACGTGGCTGTCGATGTGCCCGACCCCACTGCATTCGCACCGCAGTACCCGACCGCCGACGCGCAAGACGCGTACATGCTGTCGCTTACCGACCCGAAGGCGTACCAGATGTGGCTCGCGCAATCGCAGCGCGAGCGCGAAGCGGGGCAGCTTCATGGCATGGGCGACGCAGGGCAGTTACCCGCACCTGTCGAGCAGATGGCCCCGGTCATCGGCCCTAACGGCAAAGTCGCAAGCTACCGTCCGATACAGCCGGGGGAAGGCCAGCCCGAGCGCCCGAACTTTGAGTTCGGCGTGCAGCTTCCCGGGGGTGTGCAGCAGGACTTGCCGCTGGGCGAGGCGCTGCCGCTGCGTCCGATGCCTGTGCCTGCCAAGCAGCCGCGTGCGGTTACCAGCTTGGGCGAGCAGCCAGCGCCCGTGGCCTCTGCTGCGCCGGTCCCGCCTGCGGGAGTAAAGGCACTGGCAGAGTGGCGCACGGCGATCCCCGGGCAGGATGTCAGCCCTCGCCCGCGCGAGAACATCCCTGCGGACGGTGTGGCCCCGGCTGAAGGGCAGCAGGAGCTTCCGCTCGAAACCGCCGACGCTCTTGTGCGTGCAGCGGGCGCTTCCGGTCCCAGCAGCCATTTACCACGGCGTGTCACCAGCAACAAGGTAGCCAGCCCCACGGCGCTGGTGGAGCGCGCCAAGCTCGGCAAGAACGACGCGTACGCCAACCTCACGATGCTGCTTACTGATCTGCGCAACAACGGGTCGGCATCACGCTGGAAGTACGACTCGCCCGAAGGTGTCGAAGCGCGCAATCCGTACAAGGCAGCAGCGCGGCCCGAGATCACCGCCCCGCTGAAGCGCGCCGACCTGTGGAATGCAGTGAAGCGCGAGCGTGCGAAGTTCGTCGCTTATGCGCTGCGCGAGATCGTGGAGAAACGGGACCAGATGGGGCTGGTTCCGTTGACGCGCACCGAGTACAACAAAGTGAAGGAGCAGATCGAACTGCTCGCCACGGAACTCACGCTGCGCTCCACCAACCCAGCGGCCAAGCCGTCGCCCACGCCGAAGCAGCGGTTCGTGTGGAACAAGGGCGCGATCCGTTCGCCAGAGCATGCGAAGCGTGTGCAGGACGCCATCCTGCGCATCCGTAATGAGGTGTGGGACTTGACGCGCACGCTGTCGCGTGAGCGGCATAAGTACACCGACTGGGTTGAAGCCGAGCAGGCTGTGCGCACGCTGGAGGAGCGCGAAGAAGCGTTGAGCGAGAAGCTGTTTAACTACTTCGAAGGCCCCAACGCGCAAGGCAAGTCTGTTGTGCGCCCGTGGACTGGCGCGAAGAACGACAACTCCGACCTTGCGATGGAGCGCCCGTTCGGCAAGCTCAAGGCAGCGCGTGAAGCGATCTTCGAACAGATCGAGCGCGTGCAGGATCGCGCCTTGCGCACGGAAAGCGGCCCGAAGACAACCGTCAAGACGCCGTTCGAACTCGGCAAGAAGTACGACTACACGCCCGCGCCGAAAGAGGTGACGCCGGAACAGGAAGCCGCCGAGTTCACGACGGCAGCACTGGAAGCGGAAGTCACTGGCAAGCAGCAAACGATGTTTGGTGATCGCGGCACGGGTGCGCTGACGCCGGAACTGTTCCGCAGCTACATCAAGATGTTCCAAGCGCGCTTCGCCAAGCAGAAGAAGCAACTGGAGCAGACCGTTGCCGAGGTGAAGAAGTACACCGCCAACACGGCAGATGCGGGCACCGCTATCGCGCACCACCTGTCGCGTTACCGCAAAGCAAAGGCATCCATGCTGCGGCTGGCGGGACTACTCAATGGCGACAAGTACGGTCCCGAGATTCGGAACAAGGTGTTTGCACTGGCGGAGCAGGCGGACCTGTGGAAGGAAGCCGAAGTCACGCTCGACGCCGAAGTGGTGATTGAGAAGCGGCTACCTGCGTTCTTCACCACGCAGGACGACAACGCCAAGAACATCGCGGAAGCAAAAGCGCGTGCGCGGCAGGCTGCAATCAACGCCAAGAAGGCGGAGATCGCGCTGCGTCCGTTTGCGGACATGAAAGAGAAGCTGGATTCCCTGATCGAAGCCTACGAAACCGCGCTCACTGAAATGCGCGCGGCAGAAGCTGCTATCGGGGTGTACGACAAAGAGGCGTACGTCGGCAACTTCCACATCGAGCGCCTGCTGAAAAAGGCGCAGGAGGAGATGCGCGCCGCTGGTATCGAGGCCACGCAAGCTATCGAAAAGAAAGTCGAGGAAGCGAAGGAGATCAAGCGCCGCTTCGACTTGCCGCTGCCGAAGGAAGAAAAGCCAGCGCCGCGCCCGGGACGCTTGATCCAGCCCAAGTCGGAAGCGGACAAGAAGCTGTGGCAGAAAAAGCCCAAGCGCACCAAGCTGGATTCGTTCATCACCAGCGTCGCTGCCGAAGGGTACAAGGAGAACAAGGGCTCTCCGAGGCTCAACGAGAAAGCGCGGTTGAACGATGCCGTGCTGCAGAAGGCGTTCGAAGAGCAGACCGGGCAAGTCGGCATGGCCGAGGACGCCATCGCTCGTGCCAAGGAGCGGCGTCGCGGCGCGAGCGCAACGGAAGAAGACATCGCTGATCTGCGCACAGGCGAGCTTGGCACCGAGTTCCTGCCGGATGGTTTCGGTGGTGGATTCAGCGATGAAGTAGGGATCGTCAAAAACGCCGTTGCTCCCACGCCCGCTGCGCAAGCTGTGCGCGCGACGATGACGAAAGCTGCACAGCAAGCGGCGAAAGCCGTTGGCATGTCTGAGCCGTTCACCGAGGGTGTACTCGACGCAGCTATCCCAATGCAGGTGTCGCGCGAGCTACCGCCCAACACAGACACGCCCAACGGAGCCACGCGCATCCATGCAGCCCTCAATGCGTTCCTCCAGCACGGGCCACAAGAACTGCGCCCGCTGGCACGGCTGATCAAGCTGTTGCTGCCGACGAAGCCCAACGCCTTCAATCTGACAGTGGACCCGTTGGGGTATGGCAGCACCGGGCACGGCGGCGCAACGTACGGGCGCGTCTCGCACTACATCGAGCCCGCGTGGATTTCAGGCAAACAGAAGCGCGGTGAAATCCGTTTGCGCTACAGCCCCGGTGTCGGAGGTCGGGGGTACATCAGCAACGAAGTATTCCTGCACGAGCTTCTGCACGTAGCGATCATGTCCCGCTTCGGGTCGCTGGCGCACATGATGGACGGCAGCATGCCGGTGTCCTCGCCGGAAATGCAGAAGGCCCTCGACCAATTTAAGGCGCTGTACAGCGAGTTCACTGAGCAGATGCGCCCCGATGGGCCGTTGCGCAAGGCGTTCAACAAGCTCTTCCCGAACATGGACGAGGGCGCGGGGCACTTACTGTCCGTATCGTTGGACGAGGCGTTGCGTGATCCGGAAGAGTTTCTGATCCGCGCACTGACGGACCCGGCGTTCCAAAAGGCGCTTGCGCAAGTGCGCTACAAGGGTCAGTCCATGCTGGAGCGGATCAAAGCGTGGGTGAAGGAAGTGCTGGGCTTTGGCGAAGATGCGCCGTCGTGGTTGGACGCCGCGCTGATTGCGTCGTACGACGTAGCGCAGGGGCTGCGGAACGAGGAAGTGGACTTGTCCGCTCCTGACCGCGCCGGGGCGATCTCGTATCAGCGCGACGAGCAAGCCTTCAGTCAGAGGCTGGCGACCAAGAACGCGGTCGCCAGCGCCGCTGCGCAGTCCGGTGTGCGCAAGCTGTACCCGGAGCGCCAGAGCCTGCGCTCCAGCGCACGGAAGAACTTCCTCGGCTACGGACTGCGCACGCAGTACTTCGACCGCTGGGCTCCCGTCGTTGGCATCGCCAACAAGATGATGGATGCGCTGAAGGCCACGCAGATGGTGTACTTCGTGCGCATGGCCGACCGCACCAACCAGATGACCGCCGAAGCCATGACCAACGGCCCGGTGGAACTGGTGGAACTCCCGCGCAAGGACGGGCGCGTCGAGCGCATGTTCCAGAGCGCCAAGGGTGTCGCTGTGCGCGACATCGTGAAGACGCTGAAGGGTCAGGACTTCAAGCTGTGGTCGTCGTGGATGGCGTTGAAGCGGGCGCAGGCAACGGGCAAAGGGCTCGCTGCGTTGCTGGGGGATGGTGCGCCGACGCTGACGCCCGAGGAGCAGCAAGCCATCCTTGCGGAAGGCGACGCGCTCCCGGCGTTCGAAATCGCACGCCAGCAGTACGCCAAGTACAACGCCTCGCTGGTCAAGCTGATGGTGGATACCGGAGCGATCTCGGAAAAAGACGCGAACGACATGCTGTCGCGCGACTACATCCCGTTCTACCGCGTGGACCCCAACGGCGACGTGCGCGTGATGGGCGAGCACCCCATCAAGATCGGCAACGTGCGCGACCAAGCGGACCTTGCGCGCCTCGTTGGCAGCGACAAGCCGCTGGATGATCCGTTCCAGAACATCGCCACCAACACGCGGATCATTATGAAGCTCGCGCTGCAGAACGAAGCAGCGAAGAGCGTTGCCTTCACGCTGAAGGACTTGGGGCTGGCGGAGATCAACAACTCCAACCTGCGCGGGCGTGTCGAGCAGGGCCGCAACGTCATCCACTTCAAGTGGAAGGGTGTGGACCGCACGGCCATCGTCAACACCGGGGCGGACAGCAAGTACGCCGACATCCCGTCCGACTTGCTGGTGAAGGGCATGGAGGGCATCGCCACCACGCTGCCTGACATGTTCCGCGTGCTGCAGGTGCCTGCGCAGTTCCTGCGCAACGCCATCACGCTGATGCCGACCTACATGTTCCGGCAGTTGATCCGCGATCCGATGCACGCGTGGCTGTCTACTGGCATGGATTTCTCGCGCGCTGCGAAGGGCCTGACGCGCGTGCGTGCGCTGGCGAACCACCGGGATGAAACAGGCAACCTGCTGCGCGAGCGCGGGCTCGTGGGCGGACAGGTGATCCAAGGCAATGACGAGGACATGGGCCGCATCATGGCCCAGCTACACGCGGGCGAAGGTGTGATTCAGCAGTTCCACGCCAAGCTGCAGGAGTACGCCACGGCCTCTGACGCCGCCACGCGCGCTGCCATGTACGACGACTTCAAGGCTAAGGGCCTGTCCGACATGGAGGCCACACTCGCCGCGATGGACGCGATCAACTTCGCCACGCGCGGGCTGTCGCCCACTGTGCACGCGCTGAACATGATCATCCCGTTCTTCAACGCGCAGTTGCAGGGCATCGACTCGGTATACCGCGCATTGAACGGGCAGATGCCGTTCAACGACAAGATGAAGGCGCGGCAGAAGCTGATCCAGCGCGCCATGATGGTGGCCGCTGGCACGACGCTGTACTACTCGCTGGTGCAGGACGAGGACTGGTACAAGAACACGCCCGAGAACGTGCGGCTGTCGAACTGGCTGTTCAAGATTCCCGGCGTTGACGAGCCCATCCGCATCCCGATTCCTTTCGAGTTCGGCCTGCTGTTCAAGGCGTTGCCCGAGACGATCTACATAGCGTCAAAGAACGACAAGGAAGCAGACGCAGCGTGGAAGGCGCTGGGCAATATGGCAGCTAATCAGTTGCCCGGGGGCTCGTCGTTCCTGATCCCGGCAGGCGCGAAGCCGCTGATCGAGAAGGCAGCGAACCACTCGTTCTTCACTGGGCGCGACATCGTTCCCGGCAGCTTGCAAGGCGAGGACGCGCCTGACCAGTGGACGCTCAACACCACCGAGTCGGCCAAGGCGCTGTCCAGCATCTACGGTGGCTCGCCCATGCACTTCGAAAACTTGGTGCGTGGCTACACCGGCCCTGCGGGTTACGCCGTGCTGCAGTTGATGGACGCTTTCATCCAGCCCAACACGTCGGCACCGCCTGACAAGCCGCTGTCGCGCACGGCCATCGTGGGCCCCCTCTTCCAACAGGTCGATGGGTCCGCCGTGATCAACCGTGCGTACGAGCAGGTGAAGAAGATCGAGGCCGCTGCCGAACGCTATCGCCGCGCGAACGAGCAGGGCCGCGAGGCCGATGCCCTTGACACGCTGTCAGAGAGTGGCGACCTGATCGGCTACAAGTCCGCCGCTGGTCGCTTCAAGCAGGAGATGGGCAAGCTGACGAAGCTGGAGCGCATCATCCACTTCGACCCGCGTCTGTCGTCGGAGGAGAAGGCTAAACAGCTTTCGGAGATACGGCAGATGAAGATTGAACGGGCGCGGCAGTTTGAGCAGCTTGCGCCGTAGTGTTGGTCACGCCGGGTGCGATAGCAACCGCAACGTTCTCCAGCACGGAGTAACACCGCTCGCACAGCACCCGGCCTCCGAATATCTTGCGGGACTGCGGGGGCGGTATCTCTATCGGACCGAATGGACTGGGGTAAGCCTTGAATACCTCGTCCATGACGTGCGCGGAGCACACATCGCAGATGTGCCGGTACATCACTTCGATTCCCATTAGCTCGGCTTCCTGTCCTCGTTGATGATGCCCCGGCGTCCGGTGCGGCGCGTAAAGAGCACGCCGTACTTGCCGTCCACGACCGTCTCCCGGTAGCCGAAGCGCCGGTTCATGTTGTCCGCCAGTGACGCTGCGTCCGCGATCAGTCCGTAGGGCCGCAGCGTCGGGATGAAGTGCGCTTCGCCCACTTCCAGCTTCTCCAGTTCCAGCAAGCGATCAGGCATCGACATCCTTCCATTGCGCCTCGGGGATGTCGATGGCAACGCAGCGCACGCGCGGGCCCGCTGTCTTGGTGTTGGCGAACAGCGACTTCCGCACGTCGGCGTCCACGTGGAAGTGCTGGCTCAGTTCGTTGATGAATGCCGTCGAGTTGAACGTCATCTCGTAGCAGTGCTGGTTCAGCACCGTGCGCTCGATGTAGAGCGTGACGACGCCCTGCTTGAATCCATGCTCCACTCGACCCCGCACCTTCGTGCGCGTGGGGGTTTCCTCGGTGATGTCGTGCAGACCCATCTGGGCGATCACGGCATCGTTCTTCTTGCGCAGAATGAGGAGGTTGGGATGGTATTCGCGGACGAAGGTGTTGAGGATGTCGTCGGCGGTGCGCAGGTTGGCGGAAGCAGCGGCGCGCATCTTCTGTAGCAGGCTCCACGCGAAGCTGATAACGCTTTGCACTGGCAGCTTGACGATGTTGGCGTACTTGGGAGACACGAGAATCGCTGCCGCGATGATGGCGGTGATCCCGGCCATCCAATACCGCTCGGTGCCTCTGGCGTTGAACAGCTTCTGCAGTTCGTCACCTACCTGCTTGACCACCGCCCGTGTGGTGTCCATGTTGTCGCAAACCCACCGGATGAACTGGTAGCCGGGGTAGCCGTAGTTGTGCTGCAGGGTCCCGACTAACGCCTCTTCTTCACGCGTCAGGCCCAGCGGCTGGTGCATCTCGATCTCCAGCAGCCGGTTGATCTCGCCTTCGGTTGTCGTAGTTGAAGAAGTGAGCCCATCGATGATCGAAGTGTTTGAGGACAGCAGCGCCAATAGCTTCCACTGCGTTATGTTCCTCCGCTCCTTGATCGTTGACCCGTCGATCCGTTCCTTGCCCTTGCCCTGCGTCACCGCCAACAGAAATTCCTTTGCCCATCCCACTGCTCCTTCGGTTGTGTTTCGTGTCTTGGTTGTCACTTCGTCAATCGGCACCACGAGACTGTTCTGCAGACCCATCCGGTGGATGGTGGCGAGCACGCTCGACTGGATCGACACGAAGCTGCGCAATGGATGCCCGAACACGCTTGCCGCCAACATCAGGCTGACAGTCTTGCCGGTGCCCGACGCATGCGACTGCACGTGGATGGCCACGCCGTTGTGCCCCGTGAACTCCATCAGCGGCGACGCGAAGCCTGTCAGCATGCTGAACAGGATGTCGTGCTTCTTCTTGGCGATGAAGAGATTCACCACGCTGCGCCACGCGTCCATCGTGCCCACTGGCGTCGTGTTCGACACGAGGTTGACCAGTTCCGGCGACACCGGCACCACGCGCACGTCGCCCTTGCTGATCTGCTTGTTGTTCAGCACGAAGCTGCCATCAGGTTGCCAGCCGAACTGGTCGGGCATGTTGCGTTCGATCCGTGAGTGCAGCATGTCGCCCGCGCCCGCGCGGATGAAGTGGTAGAAGCGCGCGTCCTGTCCGGTCGCTGCCACCACGTTGTGGTTGGCGAGGAACTTCAGTGTCTCTTCCTTGCTGACCAGCGACTTGGACGGCATCACCACGTCGAGCATCCCGCTCGGGCGGTGGGCCACGATATGCACGCTGCCATCGGTCCCGCTGCGCATCGTGTCGGTGACATACACGTCGTACGGCACCACGCACTTGTCTTCTTCCTGCGCGTCGCCGTCGCTGAACTCCTTCATCACCTTGGCGAACACTCCGCCCTTCGCGCCGTAGAAGAAACCGAACGGTGCGGCGGGCTTGCTGTAGGTGATCTGGGGGATTTCAGAGTGCTGCACGATTTCGTCTTCGGGGGCCTGCTCGATCTTGCGACCGAGGGCAAGTGGGTTGGTGATCTTGCCCCTGTGCGGGCATGCGCCGCACACGCCTGTGTTGGTCCCGTCGATCTTGTCGCAAGAGTACGGGCCCTTGATCTCGCGCAGCTTCTGTCGCATGCGCGCTGGCTCGTACGGGTGCAGATCAGACAGGAACTTCGATGCCTTCTCCGCGTCGGTGCAGTGCTTGGTGATCGACAGCAGCGCCCGCCACAGTGGCTCCATGCCGTCGTCGGTGGCGTGCTCCACGTAGTAAGTGATCTGCGCGCAGCCCTTGCCGTCGCTGGTCCGCTGCAGGATGTCCCTGAAACGTACCGTGGACGACTCCGCCAACTTCATGCCCACCGCATCGGGCGCTGCCTTCAGCCGCTCGCCCGGGATCAGCATGTTGACGGGGCGCTCCTCCACGATGTCGTGGCCGTTGACCGCCTCCTTCACCAGCGCGGCAAACT